ATGAATCAGGACATCCTCGAAGCCTTCGCCGAATACCAGCGCTCGATCACCCTCGCCAAGACGACCATTCGCAACCGACACAGCATCCTCAGCACCCTCTCGAAAAAGACCGGTCTGCCGCTCCTCGAGCTCGAACTCCGTGACCTCCGCCGCTACCTCGGCCGAGACGACGTCGAACCGGGCACCACCCGCACCGAACGCGGCGCCATGGTGGCGTTCTATACCTTCGCCCAGGAGGACGGCTATCGGGCCGACAACCCCACCGGGCGGCTAACGCCGATCTCCGCACCGAAAGGCACCCCGCGGCCTTTCACGGCAGAGCAGATCGACGCCATGCTGAACTCAGGTGCATACCGGAAGACTCGGGCCATGATCATGGTCGGTTACTACCAGGGCTTTCGCGTCTCCTCGATCGTCCGTGTGCACGGCCGCGACCTCGACATTCCCGGCATGACAATCCGCACCATCGGCAAGGGCGGCAAATACGGCACACTCCCCCTCCACCCGATGATCGCCGAGCTGGCGTCAACGATGCCGGCCGACGACTGGTGGTTCCCCGCCCGCGGCGAGCGCCATGGGCACATGTCGTCGGCGAGCGCGACGAACCTGATCACGATCGCGAAGAAGCGCGCGGGCATCCTCGACCCAAAGCTCACTCCCCACTCCCTGCGCCACTCGTTCGGCACCGACCTGGTCGAGCACGGGGTCGACATCCGGGTGGTGCAGGAGCTGATGATGCACGCTTCACTGTCGACGACACAGATCTACACCGGCGTCAGCGCCGGCCGGAAGCGCGACGGCATCCAGAAGCTCACCCCGCGCACGCTCGCGACCCAGTCGGGTCGTGTGACCGCTCTCCGTCCGCCCGTGCAGCCTGAGCTGCCCGCAGCGGCATGAGCATGCTGAAAGGACTGACGACGTGGACACCTGCACGATCAAGCGGTGCAAAGCCGCCGCCCAGTGGGAGATCACCATCGATGGACACGACAACGTGAGAGGAGGCGTGACGCACGGATACTGCACCGAGCACGTTCGCGAGCGCGCGGGGTTGGTCTACGAGGACAACTCGAAGCCCTATACCGTGACCATTCACGGGCCGCTTCGGCCCCCGAACTGAGGCATGTACAGATCGTTCCATCGCCTCTTACAATCGAGCGTCTCCCGAAATAAAAGGATCATTCATGAGCGACAAGCCGCTGTACGAGTTCACCTCCCACATCGAGGGCAAGAACGCGAAGGTGCAGATATGGCCGGACCGGATCGAGTGGGAGCGGAAGGGCGTCGACGGCGGCAAGGTGAAAGCCGGCATCCTGACACTCGGCGTCTCGACTCTCTTCACCGGGATCAAAGGCAAAGAGACCGACATGATCCCAATCAAGCTCATCAGCGGAGTGACCTCGAAGAAGGGCATGGGCGGCAACACCGTGGTGGCTGTTCGGACCGCTGCCGGCGGCGTCGACTTCCGCGTCTCTCACAAGGAGGCGGACCAGGCCCGCAAGGTCCTCGCCGAGCTGATGCTGACCGCGAGTCAGCCCGCGGTAGTCGTCGCTGCGGCCGCGCCGGCTGCAGCCGCGGCGGTCGACCACGGTGCGCAGCTGCAGCAGCTTGCCGCGCTGCGTGACAGTGGCGTGCTCGACGAGCAGGAGTTCGCCGCGAAGAAGGCGGAGATCCTTTCCAGAATGTGACCCGAAACCACAAAGAAGCCCCCGCACCTGGTCTAGAGACCTGGTGCGGGGGCTTTGTCGTTGTTGCGTCGTATGCTCGTGCTTTCGCAAGCGGTGGCCGGCTGCTCTAGATCGTCGAGGAGCTCGGGTTGGCCCACAACTGGACGCCTATGCGTGCGCTGCAGCGCAGCATCCGCCCGGGTGAGTGGCTGATGCTCGATCGAGGGCGGAAGATCGCGATCCTGCTCGAGGTGAAGACCAAGCCGCACGACATCAAGATGATTCGCTCGGTGACCTACGCCGAGCGCTCCGAGGACCGGGCGCTCGTCGGTTACTTCCCGGATCTCGCTACAGCCGCGTACGTGACTTGGGGCGAGTGGGTGAGAGCCAACCCCACACCGACCGTTTGAGAGCCCCCACGGCGCGGGTAGGCTCACTCTGGTGCAATTGATCATCATCGCCCGGGACGAATCGACCGGTGACTCGAAGGTCATCGAGGTCGACGGCGCCGATTACGAGACCGCGAAGGCGGCCGCACTCGCGCAGGTGCCCGCAGGCTGGCGCGCACTCAGCATCCGCCGGGTGTAGCCGCAACGACAAAAGGCCCCGCCCAGCCCTCCGAGGAGAGCTGAGCGGGGCATTGGGGTCCGGCGATCTGGTCGCTACTCGGCGAGCCCTTCGCTGCGGGCGTAGGGCGGTGTGGCGGCGATTGCCGCCTTCGGAACAGAACCAGCACCGATCTTGGTCAGCCACGCGTTCACCTGTGGGATGGCCATAATGCGCGTGATCGCTCCGGCCACGATGACGAGGAAGCCGAAGAAGCCGACCAGCCAGGCGACGAACTCCGGCGGCAGGAATCTGCCCAGCTCGGTGAAGATCTGGGGGGCGAACACCTGGATGCTGCCGATGCCGGCCGCGAGGGTAATGACGATCGACAGGATCACGGCGAGCGCAGTGCGGATGACGCGCTGCAGCTTGAACCAGATCTCGGGGACGGTGTCGACGGTGATGTGCTTGGCCATGGGGTCTCCTCAGGGTGTGGTGGTGCAGGTGTAGGTGGGCGCGGTCTTGTCGAAGGGCTCGGTGCGGTTGCAGGTGCGCGAGAGGCCGGAGGTGCTGACCCAGGTCCAGGAGAACGGCGGTTCGCCAGGGGCTCCGTCTGTGCCGTCGCGGCCATCGACGCCGTTCGTACCGTTGGTGCCGTTCGTGCCGTCTTTGCCGGGGGCCCCGGTGACGCTCTGGCCGTCTGCGCCGTTGGCCCCGATGCAGGGGCCGGTGGCTTGCTGGGTGCTGCCGTTGCTGTACGTGATGAGCCATGAGCCGGATGCTTGGCAGATGACGCTGGTGACGGACGTTCCGTCCCGCCCGTCGGTGCCGTCGATGCCGTTGGTTCCTGCCTTGCCGGGGTCTCCTGCGGCGCCGGCGACGACGGATGCCGGCGGCGATACGGGGGTCTCTCCCGTGGCCTTCACCTGGTCTCGGGTCGCGTCGAGGTTGTGACTGAGGTCCGCGATCAGGGACTGCTGCTGCGCGATTACTCTCGACTGGCTGAAGTTGACGCCGGCACCGACGATGACTGCGACGATCATCGCGAGCGTGATCACCAGCACGAGGCCGGCCTGCAGACGGGGAGAAATCCGGTGCTGCTTTGCGGGGCCGACCAGGTCGTCGGGAGATGGGGCGTGCTCGCTCATCGGGTGCTCCTACTCGTCGTAGAGGTCATCTGGCCATTGCTCCGGTTCTCCGCCGAGCTGCTCGATTTGCGTCATCAGACGGCGGCAGAAGTTGATGAGGCGGAAGACGCGTTTGTTGAGGGTGTCGTCGCGTTTCTGACGGGCGCTCTGGCGGGCGAGCAGTGAGGCGAGCCAGCCACCGGATGCGCCGATGAGGGCGATGAGCACACCGACGAGCGTTGGTCCGATCCACTCGGGCATCTGTTCCCCTTCGGGATCGTGAGGGGTTAGTGAACTTGCAGATCCCATCCGCAGCGGCCTGGCGATCCGTCGCACCGGTGGCCATGTCGCTGGCGGGGACACCGTCCCATCGCGCAGGCGAGCGCGCGCCATAGGCTGCGCATCTACTTGAGCTGGTTCTTGAGCTCGAGCTTCACCAGGTCGGGCGCGATCGCGGCGCGCACCGCGCCGGCGATGGTCCCGGCCGCCGCGGCGTCGATCGTGATGCCGGCCGCGGCGACGGCCTTCTCCACCGCGGCGGTGACCGATGCGGTGTCGATGGTGCCGATCTTCGTCACCGCGGCGAGCACGTCGCTGCTGGCCGCCTTCGACTGGGCGTCGACGGCGGCGAAGTTGTCTGCGAGCTGGGTGTCGACGGCCGTGGCGACCTTGGTGTAGTCGATGACGATGCCCATGGCCTTCAGGGTGTTCGCGATCGACGTGGCCGCGGCCGCGGAGTCGAACGGCTTGATCGCGCGGATCGCCGCGAGGGTCGCGTCGTTCACGCGGGCGTTGGCCTGGTCCTTGTAGACGGACATGATGTCGGTCTGCGCCGAGTTGAACGTGTCGCCCGGGTTCGGGTTGTTCAGCACTCGGAGGAACAGGTCGGCGTGGGACACCTGGGTGAGGTGCGCGGCGCCGATCTCGGTGTTGATGAAGATGCCCTGCTCGTTGCGGGTGAGGTACATGGTGATATCGCCCTTCGGCTTCTGTTCGGTGATCGGAGATGCGGCGCCAGCGCCGGCGAAAGTGATCGGGGCGCCTGCGTCGTGCACGTGCCATGGCTCGGTGCTGACGTCGCACACGAGCCCGAAGAGCGCGAGGACCTCGAGGAGGGTTGGCTTGTGGAAGATGACGACGTTGAGGATGTCCCACGCCTCGGCTTCTCCGTGGTTGGAGAAGCCCGGTGTCGCGGCGTTGAGTGGCAGCCCGCGCGCGGTCCAGTACGCCTTCCAATACACCTGCCGGTCGTAGGTGCGGTAAGCGCCGTCGGGCTGTGTGATCTCCATCTCCGGCTGGCCGCGGCGACGGAGCTCGGCTTTCACCCCGAGGTACTTCTGAGCGGTGCGAGGGCTGAGGAGCGCCCACCCATCGACCTTGACCAGCGTGCTGATGTCGAGCCGTCCGTTGGTCATGACGCTCCTAGTTCGTCGGGAATGTGAGGTGGCCGAGCTGGACCGCGGTTGCGCCGGTCGGCGCGAGCGTGAGCGCGCCCGAGGCGGCGACCTGGACGCCGGCGAGCTGCGGCGTCGCAGAGGAGTTGATCGAACACGGCAACTGCAGGAGCGAGGTAGGCCGGAAGCCCGTGGGGAACGTGAAGAACGCCTCTGAGGTCGTGTAGCCAGCTCGTGGGGTCAGCTGACCTTCGAACTCAACCTCGTTGATCGCGTTGAGCCGGTACCGGAAGGGAAACCAGGGTGTCCCGCCGGAGGCCCATCCAGCGGTGAGCGCCGGGGTGACCCAGGGGCTCGGGATGCGGACGTGAAAATCCCAGCCAGTGCCGTTGTGTCGGTAGTCGATGCCCGTGTCAGTCTCCGAGAACACCAGACCGGCCCAGACGTCTGCGCCACCGAGCGCTGTCCGGTCCCCGTTGGTACCGACTTTGCGGTTGCCCACGGCAGCGGCATAGTTGGCGATCTCGCTCAGATCTGCAGCATCGGCGGGATTGCCCGTGTTCGCATACTGAGGCTGGTTTTTCGCGCCGGATGAGTCGCGAGCCATGAGTGCTCCTTAACGCAGAAGAGCCCCTCGAGGAGAGGGGCGGTGAGAGAGCCGGCTAGTAGGTCGAGCCGACCCGAAGTGCGAAGGACATTCCGTCCTGAGTGAGTGACTTGAAGATGTTGTAGCCACCGTGATTCAGCCCGATGCCAGCAGATCCCCCGCCGGCCTTCAGTGCGTCGCCCCATCCGGTCGGCAAGGGCAACCATCCGCCGGTCACCGCGATCGGCGTCGACGAGGAGAGAGCGGGTGCGCCTCCGGGCCGGGTGAGGTGGTTGTGGAGGGCGAAGTTGGGATTTGCCCCCTCAACGCGGTTTGGGGCGATATACACCTCGAGCGAGGTGATGACGGCACCGGCCGGAATGGTGTCCTTGATCTTTGACCCGTAGAAGGCTGCGCCGAGGTAGGTGTTGGAGGCGTAGAGCATCGCGGTCGACCAACTCCCGTTGAAGGATCCGGTGTCGACGGCCGTGAACACATCAGAGTGGGCGACTGCTCCCCCTCCCGGGGCGGGCGGCGGTACTGGTGCTGCGGGCGAGTTGGACATGACTGCGATGGCGAAGCCGCCGCCTGACCACGTGATTTTCATGGTCTGGCCCGCTGTGGGCGCGAGAGTCGACGAGTACGGGATCTCGACGATCCCGAATGCGGTCGTGAGTCGGACCAGGCCGCCGGCAACCGATATGACGACGCCGCGGTCCGGTTTGGAGACGGTTGGGCCGAGCACGTACGGCGTTCCGTCGATCCAGAAGACCCATACCGGCTCGTTGACTTCGGGGATGTAGGCGGTGACAGGCAGACAGGTGGTGACGCGGCCGCCGCCGGTATCGACCGTCCATTTCGTCGCCGTGGCGGATACGAAGGTTCCGACGAGCGGGGTGACCTTCGACTTGCCGTCGAGCAGCTGCAGGAGGGTGTCTGTTTCGCTGCTCAAGGGTTCACCGCCACCGTTGTTATCTGAGCCCCGGAAGTTCCGCGCCGGATCTTCTTGATACGGCCCTGGAATCTCTCGCCGAGACGGCGGACGTCGAGCACGTCGCCGATCTCGCGGCGCGGATTGAACTTCTCAGTGAGGACTACCTCGAGCGAACGGAGACGGGATACACGAGGAAGAAGAGTCGTCGCATAGTCGGTCGCCTGGGCCTGTGTGGTGATGTAGTCGCTCGAGACGAAGTACGGCACTGTGCGGTACGGAGAGAGGCTTCCATCGGCATTCGACGCCCGCAGCGGGCCGGAGGTGACCGCGGCCGATGCGAGCACTGCACTCCCGTCGCTGCCGTTGGTGCGCACAACCACCTTGTTGTAGACGTTGTCGTTGGACATGCCACGCTCGGCGCTGATGAGCGTTCCCTCGGAGTCCATGTCACCGCTGGAGAGGACGTCGACGGGCGCCGGCCACACGTTGGGTCGCATCGAGGCCGTACCGTCGGGGCGCATGCACGCCGTCGCGTCGAGAACAGCAGCGAGATCGTAGGCGGCCTGCAGCTTGTCCTCCTGGTAGGCGACTGCCGTGCTGATTGGAGCGTCGACGACGGTGCGGGTGACGGGGAATCCCATCAGGCGCTGGTATTCCTTCCAGGTGGAGCTGAGGTCGGGCGCCACTCCGGGCACGTCGAACCGATCCCGTTGCACCCCGTAGAACAGATCCTTCAGCGTGAGGTCGATCCGATCGCCCCGGGAGACGATCGCGGTGTTGAAGACGAACCGCTCGGTATGAATCGTCGGCGTCTCGCTGATGAGGTATGTGCCGAGCGGGATTCTTTCCTGGAAGCCCGGGCCGTCGGTGACCATGATCGAGACTTGGAGACGGTTACCGTAGGGCGCGAGAACGTCTCCGATGTCGGTCGGCGCGATCGTCTCCGCGAAGTCGCCGCTGTAGACGATGGTGCATGATCCGGTTTCTTGGACGAGCGAGTCACCGTCGCTGGAGAACGATGGGTCGAGAAGAGTGATGTCCTTGAGTACTCGGTTGCCGTCGCCGATCAGATCCGCGACGTACCAGAAGTCGAAGCTGCCCTTCAGCACGTCGGGGAGTGCTGCGGACGTGTCTCTCATCAGCCGGCCAGTCCTGCCTTGGTGTAGTCGGTGTCGCGCGCGAACCGCGTTGCATACGCGGCCGCCCGCGCACCGCGGGTGGGAAACGCTGCGTCGATGTCAGCGCGACGGAGCGTGGGGATGACGAGGCCCGGCGAGGGCGGCGCGACTTCCTCGATGCCCATCTGGAAGGAGATGACCGTGCCGTCCGCTTCGGCGATCTCGTGAAGTTCCCCGCACTCGGCGAATAGAACTCGAGGAAGCCGGATAGGTGGCGCGGTGCGGATGAGTATCACGGCCGGATAGTCGGAGGTGTATCCGCCGAACATCGCCTGCAACTCGTCCGCGTCTGACGTCGAGTCGCAGAGGATCGACATGCCGACGCCTTTGAGACCGCGGCGCCGGCTGCCGATACGCGTGCCGAGCACGGCGCCCTCCGAATAGAAGACGTCGCCAGGTGTCGGCTGCACCAGGTCGCCGGCCGAGCCGAGGAGGACTGACGCCTGGATGGCAAGCTGCGGATTCAGCGGCTGACTGATCCACGCCCGCATACCGACGCCCTGGAATGCCGCGGCTGCGGGGATGGTCACCGAGGCGGCATCCGTGAAGCCGAGCGAGGTACCGGCAGCGTTGAACATCTCTGCGCGATACGAGTTCGGCTTCCCGACCGCGGCCTCGAAGTCCATCACCGCGGCGTCACCGACCGCGAATAGCTTCACGCCGCCGCGCACCTTGTACGTCCGCCCCTCGGTGACCCGAGTGACATTGATCGTCTGAGTGGCGGCGGCGAGCGCCGGGAAGCTCACGAAGACCCGCGGCGACGTCGACGGATCCGTGGACGCAGTGAGCGTCGGTGCATATGCCATTAGAACGCCAGCCTTTGCTGCCCAGTGGAGAGGGCGGTTTCCTTCGCCCGAGACGCGGAAGCAACGGCCTGCCCAGCGACCGTCTTAAGCCGGGCGATGATCGAGCCGTCGGTGTCGACGAGCGTCATCGTGTCGGGGAGCGGCGAGCCCTGTGCCGGCGCGATCGCTGCCGACGAGCGGGCGGCGAACGCGGCAGGCGCCGGGATGTTGGGCTCCGGCACGAGCGTGGCGAACTGGTCGTTCAGCGCGGACTTCTTACTCGCTACGCCACCGAGATACCCGTCCATCGTGTTGACGCCGTGACCGAACATCACCGTCGACGGGGAGTGGATACCGAGCGCTGCTTTGAACGGCTCGAGGATCCACGACGGCACGATCTTGAGGAAGAACGAGCCGATGTTCTTCAGCAGTGAGCCGGCGCCGTCCAGAAGTCCCTGGATCATGTTCTTGCCGGCGTCGACGAGCAGAGTCCCGAGCCCGGAAAGGGCGCCGAGGATTTTGCCCGGCAGGCTGGTGAAGAATCCGATGATGCTGTCGATGCCGCGCGTGAATACCAGGCCGATGTTTCGCCAGAGATCGGAGAAGAACGACCCGATCGCGCCGAAGATCCCCGACAGCTGACCCTGAACCTGCTTCGACCCGGTGATCAGGTTGACGAACCAGGTGATGACGTTCACGATCCCGGTGATCAGCCCGGCGAGGATCTGCACGATGAACGTGAGCACCGGCACGAGCAGCTGCACGAGCGGGACGACGAGCGCCAGGATGGGCTGCAGCAGCGCCGTGAACAGCTGGATCAGCGGAGTGAGGATCGGGCCGACCAGCTGGAGCAGCGGCGCGATCAGACCGAGGATCGGAGCGAGCAGCGGCAGCAGCGCTCCGAAGAGCGGCGACACCGCAGTGAGCAGCTGCCCGAAACCGTTGGCGATCAGGACGATCACCGGCGCGAGCTGCTTGAGCACCGTGCCGAGGACCGAGCCGAGCACGCCGGCGATCTGGCCGACGATCGGCGCGAGCAGAGTGATCGTCGACGCGAACCGCTCCCCGAGAGTGGTGACCAGCTGCACGATGACCGGCATCAGCACCTTCAGGCTGTCACCGAGCACTCCCCCGAGGACGCCGGCGATCTGGGCGATGATCGGCGCCAGGGTGGTGATTGCCGTCCCCAGCACTCCCCCGAGGGTCGTTGCCAGCTGCACGATGACGGGCAGCAGCGCGACGATCAGGTTGGAGAGAGTGCCGGTCAGCAGGGTGGTGACCTGGGTGATAACAGGGATGATGACGCCGAGCGCCTGGCCGAGCGCACCACCGAGGGTGGCGGCGAGCGTCCCGATCAGGCCGACGAGCTGCGGCAGGATGGGCGCGATCGCTCCGAGGATGAGACCAAACGGCGAGAACGACGACGCCAGCTGCAGCACCTGCGGGAGCAGCGCCGCGAAGACCGGTCCGAGCTGCGAGAACAGCGGGCCGAGTGAGGCGAACAGCGGTGCGAAGCTGTCGCGCAGTTGCCCGAATACGCCGCCGAGGGTCGACCCGAGAGCGATCATCGGGCCCTCGAGCGCACCGACGTCGACGGTGGACCCGAGGCCGGTGAACGCGCCCTTGAACATCTGGAACGCGTTGCCCGCGATCGATAGGGCGCCGACGACTCGGGTGGAGACGGCGTCGCCGAATTTGCCGATTGCCTCGGCCGCGGCGAGGAAGGCACCGCGATGCTCCGCGAGGAAGCCGGTGGTGGCCTGCAGGACGGGGATCATCGCGCCGCGGAAGACGTTCTTGACCGAGTCGATGACGGGGACGAGGTTGCCACCGAGCGTCGCCTGCAGGCCCTGGTTGGCGGCCGCGTAGTCGCGAGTCGACTTGCGCGCGTCGGCGAAGATCTTGCCGGCGACGTCGTCGACGACCAGGCCCATCTTCTTGGCCTGATTCGTGAGGTCCGCGATGCCGGCGGAGCCCTTGTTGAGGAACGGGAGCAGCTGCGCGCCGGACCGGCCGAACAGCTGCGTGGCGAGCGCGGTCTTCTCCGCGCCGTCGGGCATCGCCTTGAACTTGTCCGACAGCCCGGGCAGGATGTCGGCCATCGGCTTGACGTTGCCGGCGGCGTCCTTGAACGAGACGCCGAGCTTGTCGGTGAGGGCCTTGGTTTTGTCGGCGTCGCCGGCCGCGTTGCCGAGGTTCTTCGAGAAGATCGTCAGCGCGCCGGAGGTCTTCTCAGAGGAGACTCCGGACAGCTGCATCGCGCCGACGAGACCGGAGACCTGCTCCTTCGTGCCGCCGGCGATGCGCTGCAGCGCGTTGGTCTGGGCCACCAGGCCCTCGAAGGCGGCGGTGGAGTCGCTGATGACCTTCTTGATCGAGAAGCCGGCCGCGAGCACGGCGATCGGGCCGGCAAACTTCTTCAGCCCGCCGAGGAGAGCCGAGCCGATCCCCGCACCAGCCTGGTCGCCGGCCGACTTGGATGCGGGGATCAGCTCGCTCGTGATCGACTTCTGAGCGCCCTTCGTGGAGACAGTGAGCTCGAGCCATCCGGTGGCGAGTTTTGCTCCTTCACCGGACACCGGCTACCGCCTTTCGTCACCCCAGCCGAGGCGCGCTTCGAGTTCCTCGATCGGCATGAGATCGCCGCGGAGAGTGGGGCCGGTTTTCGCCGGCTTCTGGCCCGGCCCGAGGATCGGTTCGGGCTTGGGTGCTTTCTCATCGCCGCCGAGCTGCCAACTGATGTTGGAGAGCAGGTTGAGGACGTCGACGAGGAGGTAGTCGGTCGTCGACCAGTCGGCGGCTTCGCGGCTGTTGGCACGGCGAAGAGCAGAGCCGGGCGGTGCCTGGCGGACTATCACGCCGAGGTCGTGCCAGGTGAGCTCGGGAGTGCCGAGCTGCACCAGGCGCAAGCCGCGGTCGATCAGGTCGTATTCGAGGGCCTCCCCGAGCTCACCGTCGATGAGCTCGAGCAGGCCCGCTATTCCCCCAGGTCGACGCCGATGTGGGCGTAGAACGCTTCCTGGAAGGCGGTGAACTCGACGCGGCCCATGTCGTCGATCGCTGCGAGGGTCTCCTTGTCTGCGAGCAGCTCGAGCATCGAGAAGAGCTGGTCGGGGAGGCTCTTGTGGCGGTTCTTGCGGGCGTAACCGGCGGTGAGTACTTCGTCGGCGACGGCGAGCTGATACGTCTCGCCGTCGTGCTCGAATTCGAACGGGGTGGTGGCGCCGGGGAAGTCATCCTCGGCGGTTTTCTTGGCCAGGTGATCCTGGGGTTTGCGTGCTGCGGGCATGGCGGACTCCTTGTGTCTGCGGACCGGATTGGGTGGAGCGGGGACGGACGCCAGGGGTCCGCACGACGGACGCCCGTCCCCGGCTTTTAGGCGCTGAAAACGCCGTCGTTGGTGTACTCGTAGAAGTAGTTGCCGGACGAGTCGGGGAATAGCGTCAGGCCGACGCCGCGGGCGGAGATGTCGTCGTCCTTGTAGACGACGTCGTCGAGGTCGGTGATCTGCGCGTCGGGGAAGACCACTCGGATCCGCGCGAGTCCGGAGAGCATGTCGATGATCCAGGAGCGGTGCGGCGACGGGTTCGCGGATCCGGCGACCTTCATCTTCGTTCCGGTCGTCGACGTCGCCGCGGTGGTGGTCACGTTGGAATCGCCGTAGATCGACTTTGCGGCGACCGAGCTGAGGTACTCGGCGAAACCGAACTTCGCGGATGCCGCGTAGTCCTTCTGGATGACGATCAGCGCGTCGCCACCCCACGCCTTCTTGGTCTCGGAGTCTTTCTTCTCGGACCGGGTCACACCGGAGTCGGTGAGGTAGCCGGGCGAGAGGAATGCCGCGGCCGGCGCGGTGGTCTCGTCGGTGGGCAGGAGCGTTCCGAGTGGTGCGATGAGCAGCCCGCCCGAGGCGAGTGGCTTTCCGACAACAGCGTTCTTGGCGTTGTTCGCCATGGGGTACCTCTTTCAGGCAGGTGGTTGCGGACCCCTGGCTGGTTACTCGAGGACAGTCGCCCTCGAGCGGATCCCGAAGTTCTGCGTGTAGCGCACTCCGGAAGTTGTTGGGTCGGGAAGGTTGTTGGGCCCGGAGATCTCCGTGCACCCGAACAGCTGCCCGCTCTGGGCGTTGAGGATCGCGCGGGCGAGGCTCAGAATTTCGTCGGCACGTTTTTCCGACGTCGCGTACGCTTCGACGGTGATCCACGCGTTCTCGGAGATCAGCGACTCGCGCGAGCCGCCGATCCGGGCGACGCGAACGAACTCCGCCGGCCGCTCGGTCGGGACCTTCGTGCTCGAGTGAACCGTTGGCATCCGTTGGGTCAGCTCGGTGTTGAACAGGTCGACGACCAGAGCTTCGATACCGGGGAAGACGAGGAGTTCGTCCATCAGCCGCGTGCCGCGTCGAAGGCGCGGGTGAGCGCTCTGTCGGTCGCCTCGGCTTTGCGGCCGGCGGTGGTGGCCGTGGTGACAATCACGCGAGCTCGCGAGGACGACGGTGAGTCGATGACCTGGAAGTCCGGTGCGCCGCCGGCGGCGTCGACAACCTTCTGGCCGCGACGGTGGAGTTCTTGCTGCAGCGCTGGCGAGCGCCGGACTTCGTTGAAGCCGTCGTTGTGCAGCTCGAGGCGGAGTTCGCTCATCAGCCTCTCCATTCCTTGAGAATGAACTTGACGTAGTCGAGGCGGCCGCCGTCGGGCCACGTGTCTGGGCGCCCGTCGACCAGGTGGGTGACTCCCCGGTACTCGGCTCGATCGAGAGCAGTGATGTCGGTCCCCGCGGGCGCGTAGACCTTCCAGGTCGTGAGCCGGGCGTCGCGGTGCTCGAGTACTTCGTCGGTCTCCCCCGGGTCGACCTGGCACCCGCGGATGTCGAGGCGGTCGGGGTCGGACCAGTTGAGCTCGAGGTTGCCGTGTCCGTCGTTGACGGGCGCGGCGCGCAGGCGGGTGACGGTCTCTCGGCCGAGAGGGCGGCCCATCAGCGGGTCAGCCGGTATCGATCGAGGGCGATCAGCTCGAGCGCGGAGAAGCCATCGGCGTGGACGATGTACTTCTCTGAGCGATCGCCGAGGCGCTTGCTTTCGAGCTCGGCCGGGGTGAGGTAGTCGCGCTCGGCAGCGCCGAGAACAGCGCCTTTGATGCCAGCCGGGATATTGACCCAGCCGTGTGAGTAGGTGATGCGCAGCGGGTCGCTGCCGTGGCGCCAGTTGACGCCGCGGCCGAGGCGAGCTTCGAGGATGCCGTGCTGCTTGAGGCGGTAGCTGCCGGCTGGGGCGATCGACCACTCGTCTTCGTCGCCGAGGTACTTGATCGAGGTGAGCTCCCTCACGGGCAGCTCGGGCACCAGGTAGAGGGCGTTGCCGTCGACGACGCCGATGCACTCCAGATCTGCGGTGTCGCCTTCGACGCTGGTGACGAGCTGGCGAAGGTAGTCGCGGACGTTGCCGGACGCGATTGCCAGCTTCTGCAGGGCGCGCGGGTCTTCGTCCTCGAGCGTGGTCTCCATGGCGAGCGCGAGCTCCGCGACCGTTGCGAGCGGGGCGAGTGGCGCGTCGGGGTCGTACTCGTCGTTCGGCAT